CTTTCCGGGACCACCACCAGCCAAAGCAGGGTCATAATCTATGGCGGAAAGAATGTGAGAAGTAGCCTCCTGACTATCTTCCAAATACAGTCCACTCTTAATCTTATCATCAATAGCCTCCACCAAAATAGCCTTCATCTCCTTGCCGTTGTCTATTTGGCTTTTAAATTCGGTCATTATGGTCTTGCCGGCGTTGTCTTGTCCCATCAGGTTGGCTTCTACCTCTGCTTTAAATTTTTCTTTGGTAGCAATCTTTTTTGGAATATCCCAAGAATCAAAACCCTCAAATGCCGTTTTCCAGTACCAATCTGCAATGTGCACTTGGTATTTTATACTCATCTGAAATTTCATCAATGCAGCCTTAAACTTGGGTATGTTCACCGCCACATCCAACCATTTACTGTTTCTGATTACATTCCAAGGGGCTTCTGCATAATAAAAATTATCAGGCGAACTCACCGAAGTATGATATACAAACTTCAATTCCTTTCTTGCCATCATCACGCTTACAGGGTCATAGTAAGGGTCAATCATTGGCAATACCACCGCATCGGGCGGCAACATCCCACCATAAAATCCATAGTTACCAGAAACATAACAATTCTTAATATCACCAGTAGCCATGTCAGCCTTTTCAAGCCTTACGTTACCCGCTTTTATGTTGGCAACAGCAGCAATCTTACTGCCGTCTGCCGTCTTTCTTATTTCTGTAAATACATTGCCAAAAATTTCCGAACTCAACCCACTCTCCATAAGGTATCGTTTGTCGTTCGTCCGTTTCAAAAAATCATTTACTTCCGGTATATGCACAGGTTTAAAAACCTCCTCGCCCATTTCGTCATAGGTAACATATCCGTAAAGCGTTCCACGCCCAATCCAACGATTAAGGCGGGCTTTAAATTTAGGCAATATCAAGGTGTTCACCTTCACATCCTTCATCACATTTTGCGGAAACAAATTATCACTACCCCACGGACTCAACGGTCCCGGGTACAGTATTTTTTCTTGGGCGTAGGTAGGGTTAGGCAAACTACTTTCATTCAAAATATTGGCAGTAGATTTAAAAACCACAGAAGAACCGGGAGTATATTCAAACTCCTCCTTACCCTTTACCGCTGTTATCTTTTCTGCCATTTTATTATTTCGAATGTTCTAATGTTCTTCTGTTCAATTATTCTTACTTAAATTTCTCCCACTCACCAAACAATTTTCAGTTGTCATTCCGACCAAAGGGAGGAATCTCCTCATTTATAATTTATAATTCAAAATTTATAATTTTTTTTTAAAACTACCAATAAACCTCCATCCCATTAAACTCCTTAATCAATCTGAAATAAACCGCCGTAGGGTGTCCAACATGTCCAATGGGTTTTATACCAATCATTTCATTATCCCTCATATTCGCCTGCAATCCACATTTAATTACATTTTTTGCCGTTTTAATTTCCCCACCGGTTTGTTTAGAATCAGAATAACTCACCCACTTCAAATCAAAAGTCAGCGGCAAGTTGTTTCTCTCCTTCTGCTCCATAATCCGCAGCGCATCCATCAAGTGTATTAGTTCCAAACCAGTTTTTCGTTTTTCATAGGGTGCAAAATTACATCAGTATCTTCCTGTAAAAAAGTTTAATAAAATTCATCAATTAAAATGCAAAATTACTATTGGTTTTATGTTTAAAAAAGCACGATATAATTCTATAATTAAAATGCAAAATTACTGCGGTATGTCCCTTTAAAAAATGTGAATAAAAATTAACAATTTTTGACTTCTATTTTTGAGGACAAATTTTGTCCTCTTGTTAGATTTTTATTAAAAATCCACAAAAAAGCCTTTTTTTATTAGAATAATACAATCTTATCTTTAAATATTGCATTGTATAGTATATTATAATATACTATATTTGCACCGTCAAAAATAATAAAAAAATTAACAATTAAAAAATAAAAAAAAATGGAAAATTTAATGTATGAAAATCAAAGTCGTGGTAATGGTTACGACTGGAATGCCGGAATGTCAAAAAACGCCGTAGCAGCGTATGAAGACGGACAAATGCCGAAATCGAAACTTGCTAAAATATTGGGTTGTAAAAGTTTCGAAATTGAAAGTAATTTCAAGCCCTCATCATGGCATCATTCTTCTAAATTTTTTAACAAAATTAATTTCTATTCTTTACAAGAAATGGCTGCAGAGGATTTGACAATGTTGTTTAGATTAACCGCTGTTAAAAAGAGGGGAATTTTAAAAGAATTTGTCAAAGAAAATTTAATGAACAGGTTGGGTTCGTTCAATATTGTTTGTCGAAAAAAATCTACCTATGAAATTCGTTTAAAAGAGTTGTGCATCATCAAAGGAATTAGTATGGATTTAGTTTATAAAAATTTACAAAAATCGGAACAAAAATCAGGCACGAAATTTATTTGGATGAGTTACGGATGCGGTGGGAATTATGTTGATAAATTTGAATTAAATTTAGATAATTTAACAAAAAAATTAAAAGAAAAATCCGCTTATAAAAGCGTAAGAAAATTATCAAAGAATTATAATAATATTTTGAATTTTAACGGGATAAAAAAAGTTTTATCGAACGCCAAAATAGCCGTAGAACGTGGTTATTCGGCGCAATATTTAAAACAAGACACTTCTAATTATTGCTTAACATTTTTAGATAAAAAAGTTTGTTCAATTTTGGTGAAAAAATATTATAATTTAGAATTTTAAAAAAAAATCAACATGCAAGAAAAAATTATAAATGAAGCCCGAAAATTAATTGGAAATTATCTTCGGGAAATTCGATTAGAAAAGAAGTTATCTATTTATTATGTTGCCAAAAAATCAGGATTGCAAATCGGACAAATTAATGAAATTGAAATTGGAGAATTAAATTATACTTTTGACACGTTTCTTAAAATAATTCATGCCCTTGATTGCTATTTTTATTTAGAAAATAAAGACGGCAAACACCTTGATTTTATTGACTTGGTAGAAAAGGCAATGCTCCGAAAAAAAACGAGAGACAATTGAGTAGTTTTACCTAAAACTTATTGACATAAAAGCCTCCATCCTCCCACCTATCCTCATGTTCATCCCAATCATCAACGTATCAAAAGCATCGGATAAATGCGTTGTTTCCTCTTGCGCCATAGATGGATTACGTTCCGGGCGTTTGTCTTTTTCGATACCGTTTCTACCCTGCTTTGCACCGGCTAATTTCAACGAAATAATTAAGTTCTTACAATTCGTTTTGTTGATTCTTATTTTCTGAATATTCTCGCTTGATTCCTCCAACATGTTAGCAATAATCACGTGCTTTTTGCTGTGAAACATAGCCTTGCCAATATATTCATCATCCACACTCCAGCCCCGCTTCTGAAAGGTTTGAATAATTAACTCCCTATAATTCAAATGCCCCGTTCCACGCCCCTGTGTTGCTGTTTCGTCATACGGAAACAATACCCGCTTGGTAGGATGATGAACAAAATGGTCACAAAATTTATCAACAGCAGCATTAATCAGCAGCGGGTCTTTCACAAAAAATTCATTCGTAACCCGGTTCTCATTATCTCTTACCTGTCCGGCAACAATGCAGTTAATGTGCGTACCATAATCACAGCCAATCATTATCGGCTTGGTAGGGTCCACATCAGAGAAATGGCGGCTGTCAACTTGCTCCAATTTCTTAAAATCATAATCTAAATTATCTAAATAAGAATAATCAAAATGCTCCACACAATGGATTCTTTCATTAAACAATCCATAAAATCCACCTTCCACCTTATCCGGACGGATGCACAAAACTTCTGCATTATACATCATTTCCGTAGATGCAATTTTCTGGTCAATAAACCATTTCTCACCCAAAACATGTTTATTATAAACAGTACTGGCTCTTAAATATAAAATATCTTTCGGGTTGATAATTGCCGCCTTTTCAAAGTTATACAGATAATGCCCATCACTACTCATCGGAACCGTGAACGCATGATACTTGCTGTGATGCAGCGCACAATCTCCAAAAAATTGCGTGTTACCCCTTACCGTTCTGTGCGCATCTGTCAGGTCGTCTTGCTTGATGTCCTGCGTTTCATCACAAATCAATGAATCGTTATTTGTACCTGATGAAGCCTTGTTTCTGTCCATACTCGACAGGTGAAACCCAGTACCGTTATACCAACTAATATAATGTTTATGGGCATCTGCCCCAACTGGTCCCTCATAAGGTTTTTCCCATTTCCATTTGTCTGGAGCTCTGCGCCCAACAAAGAAATGTTTGCCCTCAATATATCCCAAATTCTGAATAGCC